TTGACCTGCACCAGACTCAATAGCCTGTGCAGCAGCAGTCACGCCGCCTGCTAGAGCGCGTTCAGATCCAGCCAAGCCAGTTTGACCGCCTGCTCCTGCACGGCCTCCTACGGCTGTAGAGGAGGCCACAGAGCCTGTTCCAGAGCTAACGCCAGCTCCAGTTCCACCAGCCACCTCTGTTCCTGCTACAGTGCCGTCAGTAGTAGTACCATTGCCAGATTTCGCCCTGTTGTAAGCAGCCTGAACCTCGGCTATAGGTATTCCGGTAGCACGAGCCATATCATCAACAGAGACACCAAAGTTATCCATGTTAGTGGCTATCTGTTCTATAGACTGATTAGTCTCAGTTGCGTAACGCCTTAATAGATTGTCTGGTATGCCGTTAGGAAAATCTTTTTTTGCTTGCTCTAAGCCGCCAGCAACAATGTCTTCGATCTGGGCCATCTCTTGAGCGCGAGTAAATCTTGTTGTCGCCTCGTCTATTGGATAGTTAATTCTTTCAGCTATCTGCTCAATAGGTACATCGTTCTTTACCATCTCACGGTAAATTTGCTCGTCAGTCTTATTGCCTTCCGCAATAAAGTTAGCGACCTTATCCAAACCTGAAATTTGCTCGGCTGGTTCAGGTGTTGGCTGAGACGTTACTTGAGACACTGGTTGAGACACTGGTTGAGCAATCACAGGTTGAGCAATCGCTGGTTGAGCAATCACTGGTTGAGGTGCTGGCTCAGGCTCGACTTGAGGAACTGGTTGAGGTGCTGGCTGAGAAACCACTGGAGGAACTGGTTGAGGTGCTGGTTGGGGCTGATTAACGGCAGTTTGAGTTGGAGCTTTAGGCGATATAGCAGTATCAAAGGCTCGCTGAGCCTCAGCCATAGGAATGCCAAAAGTATTAGCCACTTTCCCTAGATCAGCGCCAGTTGACTGAATTAATGAAGCAATATCTTCTAGCGAGGCGTTTGGGTTGCCTTGAACAAATTGAACAACTATGTCTTCAGCGCTAGGGATATTAGCTCCTATGCCGCTAAGAGCTTCTGCCATTGCGCGTTCATCGTCTTGTCTAGCCATTAGATTCGCCTCATTGCTCGCAGCTCAGCTAGAGCCGCCTCATCTATGCCCATGCCAGCTAAAGCATTTGCCTGCCCACCCATGCCCATCATTTGTGCTTGCTGTCCTTGGTACTCAGGACTTAGATGTTGCATCACTGGATCTATTGTCGTTGCTTCGGCTAAATACGCAGGATTAGCTACCGCATCAGGTAACTGCTGCTGAGTGAAGGCCATATCGTAACTGCCTTGATATGGCTTCAATGCTGCGTAATTAACATCACTGCCTCTTATTGCCTGCTCATACATAGGCATTCCAGATAATATTGTTCCTTGAGCTGCCACGTTGCCACCAACAAAAGCATTAGCTTGTTGAGGCATAGATTGACCGTAAACATCTAAGCCAGCTTGCTGACCCGCTGTAAAAGCACCATATTGGCTTGGCATAGCTTTTCGGATATCAGCTCTAGCCATAGACTCTTGACGAGCAAGGAAGTCTCGTAAAAGTTGATTACTTTTCTCTTGGCGTTCAATGCCTTCATCAGACTCGCCGCCGAATAGCGTTTTAACTAACTTACTCATATCTCGCCTCTAGTTCTTCTCTAGTGATGCCTAGTAACCATTGGTCATGTATCTCGCCGTTCTTTTTAAAAGACCGCCTGATTGTGCCTTCTAGCTTCATGCCGCATTGTACCGCAAACATCTTGGCATTAGGAAAGCAAGTGGCAATCTCTGCGTTTACCTTCTCATACTTGGTGTTCTTTGTTATCCAAGTAAAAAATTCTTTAGCGCCTTTGTACGCTTTCTTTCCTCTGAACTCTTTTAAAATCATTGGATGAATTTCTATGGTGATGCCGTTGCGCATCTCAGCCATCCAGAGTCCACAAACCTCATCATCTTCCGTATGAAGAAACCAGCCTGAGTGCATATCTGGATACCACTCATCTCGTGAGAAGTCATCCTCGCTAATCTCATCAAACACATCAGATCCGGTAACGAATGATCTTATAAAGTCAGCGTCTACTGTTCTGGTAATCAAACAAGAATCCAGCCTTGTTTTCTGTCGCCACCAATACTAGGAAGCATTTTCCTGTATTGTATAGCTCCAGCAGAGCCTGCGCTGTCTAAGTAAAGACTATACTGTACAGCCTCTATAACACCTTCAGGACTTCCGACTCCAACTATCGGAATGCTTAAGGTAGCCTCTTGCGTAAACTGTCTAAACGCCTGACTCATAGTTCCATTAGGTTCTATTATCGGTTGTGCAGCATTTAATTTATAGCTCACTGAACACCTTCTATGTCAGCAGTCATTTGTATAACCACAGGCTTTACAGGATCGCTCACTGTAAACCTGAATAATTCAAATCTAGCCGCTCTGCCGTTTCTGCGCCAAATAGGTCTATGGTTATACTCACCAACCTTGCCAATGCTGCGGAAACGAGTGTCACTCCAAGTCTTAGCGTTCCGACTGCGAGCCATGCCAATTTGAGGATCAGGAGCAGCCGCATTACCAACACCGCTTTCAACAGTAAGTTCTATCTCAGGAACTACAAACGATTCCATGTTGTTCTGGAAAGGCTGAGTCACTATAGAGCGCCTAATCTCTGTGCCGTACTCTGTGTAGAAGTCAGGATCTAAGTTTCCTATCCTGCCGTCTACTAAATCGCCTGCCCATATCTTGTTATAGGCTCTTACCAAAGCAGTAACACGGTAGCCTCCAAGATCACCTTCAATAACAGACTTCCTTTCATGCCAGCGCTTTGTAATGATGTCGTAAACTAATGTGCTGCTAGGCAGTGCAAACCCAACAAAGTAAGCGCCTTTCTCGGCGTAACCCCAAGAGTAAATAGAGGTCACTTGGTCTTGCGTAAGATTGCTTAGCTCTTTGTCTATTGCAGTTGTAGATATCTTAACTGCATCATTGCCTTCAAAAGCCCAGATTGCTGGAGATTCGTTCTGACCAAATCCAATGAATACAAACGTGCCCTGCAAGGACTGAATACTAAACGGACTAGCAATACCTTTGGATAAGAACAAGCCAGTTCTCTGAAAAGGAAAGTCAGCACCGCCAATGTTTTGAAATGCCTCTATCGTCTGCGAACCTCCTATAAATAACTGGTTCTTAAAAACAATAGGAGCAACAATCTCATCAGGATCAGACTCGGCAGTACCGAAATCCAAAGCGTTGTAGCTAAGTCCGTCATTCAACGCGCTAACAATAAACTTCTTACTGTCAGTGGTTAAACAAAAATAGCCGTCAATATAAACAACCAGTTGAGGATTTCCGTTCGCAGTAAAGTCTGAATCTGTGATTTGGGCGAATGTGTCCGCAACGTGGTTGTAGATGTATCCGTTCCCATTAGGAACTAAGACAAGAAGTTGTGTGCCGTTGTCAGCCATTGAGACTCTGGTATCACCAGCTATCTCACCAATGAAGGTCAGCGTGAAGTCAGCAGCCATGCTGTACAGTCTGCTTTCAATAACGAAGTAAGGCACACCATTCATCTCGTGTGCGCCTCTGTTACCAGTAAGGCTGTTGGCGTTTGCTACTTCCTCTAGTCCAGCCGTGCCGTATAGCGTCTCTTGATTCAACGCAGGAGCTTGAGCAATATTCGGATAGAAGTTTACACACTCCTGAGCCGATATAGGCAAGCTGTCGCTCTCGTAGAATCCGTTCGCTATAGGCAGGACTACTTTAGGCATCTAAGATACTCCGAACAAACAGTCCGTCACGGTTATGTTATTAGTGCTTGAGCCATTAGCGACATAGATTTCTACATAATCAGAAGCAGCCATTGATACGTTGTAGAACAAACTTACGTTTCCTGCTGATCCTGAAGTGACTGTTCTGGATATCTTTGCGGCAGAAAGTGAAATTCCATTTTTAAAGAGATGAACCGTTAAATCTTGATTAGTCCCGACAACATCTAAAGTAACAGAGGCCACAAACTGAACTGTAGTTGTGGTTGCGCCTGTGTAAGTCAGTTTTCCTGTATTGTCTGCTGTGAAAGTAGAAACTTCTCCTACAACAAATGTGCCTGCTACCTTTACCGGAGTGTCTATTGTTCCAATAACTGTAGCAGTTGCATTGCCATGCATTGTGACCTGAGCGTTTATCTCATCAGCAATAGATGTTATCTGGATGCCGTTAGTATTAACCGCAGCTACACTAATACCGCTACCTGCAACAATACTAGCAATTGTTGGAGACGCTGCTGTTGTGTTTAACAGTATTGGCAGGCCGTCAGCATTCGCCGTGAAGTTGTGGCTTACTTTAACGCCGTTAGTAGGAGTGATTGAGGTGACAATCCCAGAGCCGTTTTCTATGTTTCGGATCTTATTAACAGTGCCATCTATCTCAAGAACCGGAGAGCCTGACACATCGCCTGTAGTGACGATTGATCCAGTAACACCCAGACCAGCAACCAAATCCTGATAGCTGATTCTATAGTTCGTATTATTGACAAAGTAATCCATAAAGGAATTTGCCAGAACCGTGTCCTGAGCTACAAAGTCCGACTTCTTGCGTCCATCCGCTCTTTTAACCATTGGTGTTGACCTCCAAGGCTATAGCGCCAGTTGTCTCTGCAAGGATTGCCGCTTCTTGATCTGGATAGAAATGACCATTCATGCCGAAGTCATTGTCTTCGTTGCCAGAGCCAATAGGAAGCGTACAAGGAAATCTAGTCTTACCCATGCTTTGTCCAAGCATACGCATTGTGTTGAATCCATCACGAGCTGCTTTCTGCAAGCCTCCAGAGATGACTCCGTTGTAGTCTGGTGCGACTTCAATCGCCATGTTAGCAATAAGTCCGCGCAGTGCGCCTGTTGGGATAGTTACTTCATCACCAAGATCAGACACAACTGTATAGCCAAGCTGAATACCTTGGGCATCTAGCTCAGCCATGTAGTTATTCATAGTGAATATAAAATCTTGGTACTCGTCAGGCTCTAATGGAGCTTCACTAGCTTGTACCAATATCCTCTGAAGTGAGGACTTTGCGACCTGCGCTACAGTAGCCATTATTCGTATGTAGCTCCGCTTTTAACCATTTTGGCAGGTTTCTTTTTGATTTTCTTTTTTGCCTTTTTAGCAGCCATCATGCC